GAATCTGGTATTAACATCACTCCTCCCAAACCAGATGCGCTACCAGGCTGCGCTACGCTCCGACTGCCGGATGGCATTGATCGCACTATGCTTTTCGGCGCGAAAACGCAAGAGCCGAATTTTCGATACGGGGCAAAAACGGAACAAACGGACTGCTGTGGCAGGTTTGGGCGCAGAAATTACCACGGAAATTACCACGGGCCTCGCACCATGACCGAACCCCTCGCCCCTGTCGAATGCGCCTCTTGCGGCTGGACCGGCAAGCGCAAGACGGGGAAGATTGTGCAGTGTCCGAAATGCGGGGCGATTGCGACGTTTCAGCCGGCGACGGATGATGACAAACAAAGCGCTCGTAGCTCAGTTGGATAGAGCAGCGGACTTCTAATCCGCAGGCCGCAGGTTCGAGCCCTGCCGAGCGCGCCATAATGGAGAAAGGCCCATGCACATAGAACGCCGAGCCCTGCCCGCCCTCATAATCGCGGCAATCGTGCTAGTGATAGCCGTCGCTGCGAATGCAGGGGCGCTTATCTGGGGGCTGGTGGAGATGATTAAGTGACAGACGACCCCACCTACCCCCTTCGCATAGACACAATCCGCAAAGCGATGGATTGCGGCTATTCAGTGTGGGTCCACTGCAACAGCGAAGGGTGCTGGCGTCATCACCGGATCGACCTAGGTGCACTGGCCGACATGCTCGGGCCGGATCATGGATGCCTAGCCGCAGACCTGGCACCGCATTTCCATTGCGCGGAATGCCGCAAGGCCGGGCGTGCCGACAAGAACATCTCGTTCACGGTCCACCCTCAGACGACTGAGGACGGCTGGGCAAGGACACACCCGTCGGCCTGACGTGATACACTGCCATCGGGCAACCCACACCATGGAGGGCGCACCGATGCGCAAACGTGGATATCTGCTCGACTATCTCACTCAAGCAGAACGGCTGGCACGCCAAGACGGACGCTTATTTCTGGCCTATCTGATTGGAATGGCGATCCTTGAGGTAGAGGCCCCCTTAGACTAGCGCGGCCTCTTGAGGAACTTGTGCGGCGACAGTTTGCCGTCTTTGTCTGTCAAGGCTTCGACCAGACGCGGCGGCAGGTGTCCGAGTTCGGCCAGTCTGTCGATAGCCTCGCGAAGATCGTCAAATGCCTGTTGCGCCTTCCCGAGCTTTTCCGCCTCGATCTTCTCGGCCTTGATGCGCGCCCGTTCGATCCTTGCCATCTCAAATTCAGTGGCAAGCCTTTCGAATTGAGCGTCCGTCACATCCATGAGTTCCGGCCGTAGCTTGTTGATGTCGGTGATTTCCACCATCGTCGTTCTCCCGCTTGAATAGAACGGGATAGATGGCATTGAGTGGTGAAAGCGTCAAGAAGCTATCGCTTGCCTGTGACCTCAAACCGAAGCGACGATACGGCCTGCATGGCGAACTCCAATACCTCGAAATAGGATAGGTCCGCGACCTTCTGGCCGTCCAGCATAAGTTCGCGCTGAGGGGTCTTCCCATCTTCCGCCATGGTCACGCGGATATATGCTCTTGCCGTCATCGAAAACACCCCACGACAAAGAAAGCGATCATGTTGGCCTTGAGGCAAACGCTGATCCATCGGAGATAGGTTCTTGCTGCGAATTTGGTCACGTTAACCAGGCCCACGTTTTTCGGTTGATGATGCAGTTGATAGCGCTGTGCCCAACCCCATATTTCTCTGCCAACTCCCTGCGAGTCATGCGGTCCCCGATTTTCCTAATTTCCCTGACCTGCTCCTCAGAAAGAACATTGCACAAAGGAGGGGCTCTATATGTTCCGTGACGCTTCTTGTCGGCGTGATTGCCGCGAACAGTGTCCCACCTCAAATGCGATGGATTACAGCACCCTTTGTGTCCCATGCCGCACGAATGAGCGGCTTGGTGTTTAGGTGTCGGTGCATTCCCATGCACCATTTCACAGACGACGCGTGTGACGTAACTAGTTTTTCCATTGACCCGAAGCTGCCCGTATCCATTTACGTCCTTCGCATAAGGCCAAAACAAGCAATCATCACCATCAAAGGGGATGACAACATCCAGCAAGAAGCGCGTAGGCTCCCCGCGCGAAACACCGACTGGACCTCCGTGTAACGGGTCACCATGGACCCTCCATCGTTCATAGTGTGCGGAACACCACCCACGAGCCCGCGCAGGCTTGCCGCAACCCTTAACTGTGCACGTGGTTTTTTGCCTCATGCATAACCTCTATCAGCCTTGATTCTGACCCGCATTGCCAGCCCTATTCGGAGCGGTCAAATGAGTTTCATAAGGTATCATTGTTGGTGCTCTTGTCGCAACATAGACAGGTACTTTGCCCCCATCTCTATATCCACAAAAGCCTGCGTTCTCGCTGCTTGCGACCCAGCATTAGGATCAAAAACGACCAAAATGGACTGGCCTTCCTCCTGCTCATACTTGCCTATGCGGCGCGCGTACTCATCAAGGTGCTTATATCCACGAACGCGGATCATCAGCGGCATGTTGCCCTGCTCCGCTTGCTCCCACTGACTAACGGCCCAGTTGTGCTTATGGCCGCATACCGCCACGTCTACATTGTCACCGAACTTCGCGGCCTTGACCGCGCCGTGAACTGGATTGTAGATGGAGTTACCAGGAAAATCGTGCGCGGCATTAATTCGGAATTTCTGACCGTTCGCGAACTCTATAACAAATCTCGCCTCCCAATCGAGCATGGGGACCCGTGTCGTCCCAAAACGTTTGTTCATCTGCTCATGGAGGGCAATACTTTCGCCCATATGCTGGTGGTTACCATGAAGCCAGATGAGCCAATCGAACCCGCTGTCAAGCAAGAACCATTCCACAAGGCGGTGCGCCGTCTTAATGGAGGTTTCCTGATCGGCATACTTCTTGATCAGCCGTCCGCCCCAATCATTGGAAACATCGCCAATATTTACCGCGTAAATCCCCGGATTTTCTTGACAGATACGGGCATGGGCTCTTAGAGCGGGCCAGTTGCAGCCGTTGTCATCGACATGCGGGTCGCCAACAAAGAGGATGCCTATCGGTTTGTTTTCCTTGATTTTGATCGGGAACCACTTGCGCGCCTCTTGAGCCCTTTTCGCCCGCTTGAAGTTCCTTGTAAGACGATCAATGACCTCCGAAATCGGTTCTTCCTCGTCGCCCTCAGTCACGAAGGCGGGATATTCAACCCGCTCATCCTTGTCGTACATTCCGGAAAGAACACGAACCACCGTGTCGCGCGAACACCCTGCTTCACGGGCAATCGCGCTTTGGTTCGGCTCTCCATTGTCTTTGAGCATGTGTTTTGCGAGTTCTCGGATCGCGTCATACGTGCCGCGTGCGGTTGTGGACTTGCCTTCATAATTCGCCATTACGCGCCCCTCGCAAGCAGGTTGCAGATGGTCTTACCGGGCACGATAAAGCCAACACCCACATAGGAGGCGCTAGCGAAGCCCATTGGTACCCTCATAACGCCCACCGTGATGCCGACGACCTTTCCATCAGCGTTCAGGACAGGCCCGCCAGATTGCCCCGGAACGGTCGTAATGTCTGTGACAAGCAACGACCCCCATGGACCTATGGAGCGCTCCCCGCCGGCAACGCGGCCCCAATGGCGGGTGAACTCGACATGAACGGGATTGCCAATCGACATGATATTTGAACCGACAGGCGGTACGACACATGCCAACTCCGACGCGCCCAATCGCTCGGGTCGGGAAGCCCTCAACAGCGCCACGTCATAGGCCTTGTTCACCCAAAGCACTTCCGCCTTCTGGATATCGCCCATAGTGCTTTTGAGCGTGACGGTCTTCGCGTCTTCAACGACATGCGCAGCCGTGATGACAAAGCCATCCCCGATATGCACACCGGAACCGTGACCATTGCCCGGCATGACCTTGACCACGGATTCGGCGCGGGTATCATCGGCGTTCGTGCTCGACAAACCCATGACGACAAGCGCCATCAACACCGCGACCAATCCGGCCGCGATCCAGTAAAGGACTCGCATGGGAGCCTCCTATGTGGGTGGACTAGTCGCCCTTGATGAAAAGCCAGACAGCGCCAACGACGCCCGCCGTGACAATGCCAACGGCTGTGATCAGGCTTTGCTTCTTGACGGTGGCGATAGACCGTCGCCACTCGCGCAAGTGCCGCATATCGGCCTGCACCTCTGTGGCTTCATCGACATCAAGGCCGATGATCAGGAATGTCTCTCGGACGGCCTCTT